CGGACGGGTCGTTCAAAAATTAGGGAGACGCACTCCTGATACTTTTCCCTAAGCTTTTCAAAAAACTTGTCTTCAAGGCCGCACTCCTTAAACTTAGGGTCGTCTGGTGGAAGTCCCATGCCTTTAGAGTTGTAGAAAGCAATGTCTCCCCACATCTCTTCGCCGACCATGTCAAAATACTTAATCATGCCTTCTGCAACTTCAGGTGTCACGAAGTTGGGCACTTCAACAATACGATTGTCTGTTATGCCCAGTCTGCTGTTTTCTACAGGCTCGTCTTTAAAGTAGACGTAGGTTGACTTATCTAGATTTCCAAGCATTATGCCCACTTATTTCCTTTGGCCCACTCTTCGCGAGCTATTTCTTTTTCTCGTTCGACTATCTCTTTTTCTGCTTCCCACTGAGCTTTACGCTCTTCGGAATACTCTGCGTCCGCAAAATCCCAGAATGATACCATTGTATATCTAGTTCCAGAAGTTATTTCAGTTACACCGTGAATGTTTTCTACTCCCCCAGGGAACACAATGTAAGAGCCTGCTTTAGGGGATATAGATAGCTTTGGGGTATTTATGTCTTCGCGGTCACTAAAGTACAAATCTCCGCCACCATAGTTGTCATTTAAGTAAAGAATTCCTACATACTTATTAATTTCAAATGAAGTCGGATTTCCATCGAAATCAGAATTGTCCGAGTGCGGTGACGCAAAACCTCCTACATCCCATTTTTGAGCATGAGATGTGTTAGGCCTAACGGGAGTGTCAAAAACAGCTTCTACTGCTTCTGCAAATCTTTCTCGCAGAGCATCAAAAAAATTAGCTGGTAGCCCTAATTCGACAATCTTCGGGTCCTCGGAAGAGATGCCCATTCCGCTTGACCCGTAGAAGGCAATATCCCCCCACATTTCGTCTTTTGCTTCAAAAAATGAAATTACTTTTTCGCAAGTATCGGCGTCTAGAAAATTAGGAATTTCTACAATTTTATTTTGTGTAACACCAATCTGACTCAGTGTTGTAGGTTCGTCTTTATAGATTATGAAAGAAGATTTGTCAAGCAACTTTTTACCTACTTATCTTTCAGTTTTAGGACTCCGTCTTCGGGAATACCGTCTGTCTCCCACTGAGAGTGCTGCTCTTCATGCACTTTTGCAGTTTCTTCAAGTTCTTTTTGTTTTAGTTCCCAGTATTCGGGAGGATATGTAGAGTCTGCATAGTCAAAAGAGGCGAGCATTGTCCATCTGCTGCCAGACTCGACTTCGGTAACCCCGTGGACATTGTCAATTCCCACATCAAAAACAACCACGGTTCCTTGCTCTGGTGCGATGTCGATAGGGTGGTCTCTAAAAATTAAGTGACCCCCGTCGTAATCATCATTGAGGTACAAGATAGTGACTAGTTTGTTTTCTTGCCACGCATTAGGTGTGCCGTCTAGTTCCGTGTTGTCTGAGTGGAACCCAGCGAATGCACCGGGAAGCCATTTGTGAGAGCTTAGTGTTAGATTTTTTAGCTCTCTGTTAAAAGTGTCTTCAGCTAGTTCCTGAAATTTCTGTCTGAGAGCTCTCATGTATGGCTCGTCAATCTCAGTCTCGTCATTAGACGACCTCCAAGGAGCTAGAGGGTCCATAACTCTTGCATTAAAAAAGCATGTTAGCTGCCAAGAATCTGCATCGCTCTCGTAATATTCAATTAGGGCTTGGCATTCTTCTTTTGTTAGAAATCCACGTACCTCTACTACGTCATCTTTATGAATAATTTTTTCCATTAGGGCTGCCTGTCACCCGTGTGAGCCAAAATAGTCCAGAAAAAAGGTACCGTGTATCTGATGCCAGATTCTACTGGAGTAATTCCATGGATATATCCCATGTCTCCGGGAAAGAAGTATGCTGCCCCTGCCTTAGGCTTAAATTGAATGCCTTGATGTGGAAAGTACAGTTCACCGCCCTCGTAGTCATCATTGATGTAAAACAAACCAGCGATGTCGTAGTAGGGAAAATCGTTTGGCTTCCCCTTGTGCTCGCCTTCGTGCAGTTCTTTGTCTGCGTGCGGCATCTGTAGCTGACCGGGAAGCCACCTAACAATTGCAGGACTAGTTGCTTTAGCGTCAACATCAAAAAATTTGTCAACCTTTTCTTTTAGTCTTTGCTGCATATTGATTATTGTCGGTGTAATTCTTGGGTCAGCCTTATCTAAAGTTGTGGCTGTAGCTACTCTATCTTCCCAGTAAGAGGAATCGTAAATTACGGTGCCTTCTTCGTTATAGTGAGTCTCTGTTTTGTCCCAAAGTGTGTTCTGTCTTGCAAAAGAATTTAGAAGCTCCAATTCTTCGGGAGTCATAAAGTTTTCAATCTCTACAATGTTGTCAGCAGATGTTCCGAAAAAGCCTGAAGGCGTAAAAGAAACTCGCTCGTCGTTGTGATTATTGGTGTAGTCAGTCTGGTCTGTTTCTAGCATGATATCTATTTTACCCTACTCGTACTTTCGTCTCTCCCAGACTTCGCGTTGATAAACGCCACCGTCTGGCACTCTATATTTGTCGCTGTTCTCTTGATTGATTTTGCTCATGGTTTCGTACTCTATGGCATCGTCAATCTCTGACTCCCAGTTCTCCCTCTTAAATGGGAGCATTTGAGCATACGGGGTTCCTGCAGGCAAAATCCCTGTAAACCCTTTAACAACGTAAAATGGCATGGTGCCCGGAAGAGTTACTTTGTCATTGTCAATGATTCCGCTAGTTGTAACGAAAGGCAATTCAAACCTATTAAATGGCTGAGTGTATAAAACGCTGTACCCTTCTGGCACTTCTACAGCCCAATCGGCCCACCATGCAAAATGCTTTTCGTGGAATCCCATGGGTGCTTGGAATTGAGGCATCGGAGGTCTGTCCTGCAGAAAGTCTTTGTTCTTGTCATCTAAAACTTTGGCGTGGATGTTTCCAGAGCTGTCCTCATAGAACTCGATGTCGCAGGGGGTTCTATATACGTACCCTGTCCCCATAATGTCATATACAGCAGGGCAAGCCTTCCAAGTTGGAATCTTGCCAATCTTGCCGCTTTCATCTGGCATCTCCCATGGCTTCCCTGTTACAGGATTAATTGCAAATCTGTCTGCGTTTTTATACCAGTCTGGAATTGTTTTGAGGGTTGGCTTTGGCAGAGAGTCGCTCTGTCTAGTAAGCCAAGGACGATTTATTGAAAACTTAATCTTACGAGTGTCCAATAGGCTCCTCGCCTTCAGTGTCCGTATCTTCTACTTCGTAAGTCTGTCCTGTAAAGGGGCATGTTACAGTTTTTAGCCTTAGTGACTTGGTCTCATGTCTTCCCACGGTAGCTCCTGTGTAGTCAACTGCTTCTCTATACATCTTTGAAAAATCTCCTACTCCGTTTTTAATTTGAGCTTCGTCCCCATACTTAGTTACTTCTTGCCAGTACTCCTGAGATGGCTGCTCTTCAATAATTTCTAGCGTGTAATTTTCTTCTAGCCCAGTGAGGGATATTGGAAGAATGGAAAACACAGGCTGTCCCGCTGGGATGGTAATTTCTATATTTGGCTCGGTCACTCTCCAAGCTAGGGGTAGTTCTGGCATGTAGAAAGACGTACTAATTAGTGTTGTGTATGCATGTGCTCCCCTGACGAAAAGATTCGGGACTGGCATTGCTAGAGTGCTAGTCAGCTCGTCAGTTTTAAATATCAATCCCGCGTAAAAACTTACAGTGGCGTTTCCTCTATTAGTTGATACCCATTTTTCTCCCTTAAGAATTTTTATGTGGTCGGGAGTTGTGTCAGTAATTCCATCCCAGATAAAGCTAATGTCATCAGGAAAAGAGACGGCCCAGCCTAGACGATTTGTCAGGTTTAGCGGAAAACACATGTATGCGTGCTTAGCGTTAGTTTCATCCATCCACTGGCGAGTAGCCTGAAGCGGCTTGATTGTTGCCGCATCTGGCCTAGCTTTTTGTGCTTGAAATAGACCCACTAGCTGTCAGTCTCTTCCAAGAAAACGCCGCCGTGGAACTTATCCGAATAGTCCAACATAGTAACGATTGAGTATTTAGTACCAGACTTAACTGGCATAGCTCGGTGCGGATACATAAAGTTCGACGGGAAGATGAAAACGTCTCCTGCTCTAGCTTTAGCTGTCACGTTTTGTAGTCGGAAATTTAGTTCTCCACCTTCATAGTCATCGTTAGGGTAAGCAACTAGAGACACTACACAGTTGTACGAGTATCCATGGTCGTGGTGTTCTTGAAAGTGTTGTCCGGGGCCATATCTAACATAATTACTTGCTTCCCAATAACGGAGCTCTCCGATGTTATATCTACGTGTGTAGTCTTTAACTATCTGCTTTTGCCTGTAAATAGTTTCTTCAGCAAGCTTCCTAAGCTTGTCGCCCCACTCTGAAGTGTCGTCATCAAAGTCATCAATTTTGTATTTAAAATCTACGCAATCTCTATACTCTGGAATCTTCATTGAGTAACCGACCATTGCTTCTTGGTATTGGTAATCATTGTCTGGGCTGTCAAGAACTTCCTCTAGCCTGTTAATGATGTCCATCTCTTTTGGCAATACGTCGTGATAGACCCATATGCCACTGCCCGGCTTAACTTCCTCCGCCGTGCTCCAAGTGACCTCATCAATCGTGTACCAGTCAGCGAGGCGCTGATTCATTCGCGCTTGCTCTTCCTCGCCTTCTTTGGCGATTTTATCCTTAGCGGCGTCTACTGTTTCTTCCATTTTTACCTTAGTATTTCAGCTCATATTCTTGGACAGTTTGAGAGACTCTGTGATTAACTCCGTCTCTATCGTTATAGTCACTCATTATAACAACAGAGTATTTTGTTCCACTGACCATATCTTCTGAAGCATGTTCATAAATATAGGTCGAGGGGAAAACTACGATGTCGCCTGTTTTTGGCTTTATTTTCAAATTGTCTAGACGGGGAAACCATATTTCTCCGCCTTCGTAATCTTCGTTTAGATAGACGACTATTGAGACTGTTGTGACATATGTAGGTCCGTGGTCCGCGTGAATCTTAAAGTGTGTCCCAGCGCCCTCGTATTTGACAAAGTTAAACGCCTCATATGAGCGAATTCCTACTCCCCAGTAGTTTCCGTAGTCATCCACACACTTTCGAACAGCCTGAAATATTTCGTTGTGCATATCATAGAGCTTGGCATTTTCTTCGGTCCTCGGGCCTAGCCCAATTGAGT